CCTGTATGGTTGTGCCACAATGGTGTTTTGGAAGGTAAGTATTACGTTGTAGAAGATGTTTAAATACAACATTTACATAGAAAGTGAGGTAATTGTACTACCCTTAGTTATTTATGCAGAAACAAGGGAAACAGCCTATAAAAAGGCAGTAAAACAGTTTAGAAAGATATTTAAAAAGAAGAAAATTACAAGAGTTACTATCCACAAAGATCACTACTGGTTCGGTGGATTTGAATATTAAAAGGAGTAGCAAATTGAAGATAACTTATGAAGAATTTAATGATCTGCAAAGACTGCAGAAAATAAGGGATTATGCTCAGGAAATCTTTAATACATTAATTTGTTTAGGATGCATCGCTGAAAATAAGCACAGCAAAAAAATAACGGCAATGACAACTGAAATTAAAGCAATCGAAGATAATGCAGTTGAAAATATTAGAAAAATGATTGAAGGAGAGTAACAACAATTAATGAAAAAAGATAAAAAAGCTAATGTGATAGATATTTTGAGTTTAATCATATCCACAATAGCAATTCTTATATCGGTATTTTTATAACTTAGATAATGAAATTATTAATGAGATTATTGAAACAATTAGAGCAAATATGCTTATCCATTTATCTTTTAAATAATTTATCGTACTTATTCGTTTAAATTCGCTATGATGTAAACCAGTATGAGACAGTACGACACCGGCTTTACGTCCTTTTGATGAATTGATTATTTCTAGATATTTGTTTTCAATTAAAAATCTCAAACATGCTTGAAATTCGCTAGTTGAAAGATTTAATTCTTTGGCAGCATCGCTTACATTTGAATCAAAGTACAGTAATCTTTGATTAGGTAAATTTTTAAAATAGTTTAGCACTGTTTTACTTGTTTTATCCATAATAAACCTCCTTAAAGAGATTATATGGCAAAACAGTTAGTTAATCAAACAAGGTAGAAAAACTGCAAAAACTATTTTAATAAAAAAATTTCTCTAATCCGTTGGTACATATGGGATTAGAGAGAAAATATAAATGCAATATAATATTTAGGTTATATTGCACCAAAGGGGTGATAAATTGGCAAGACGAATAAAGCATTTTGGCGGTCAGCATGAAACCTTACCAATAAAAGACAAAAAGCAGCTTGATGAATTTATGTTCAATCTTCTAAGGAAAAGAGACAAAGCAAAAACGCCAATCAAAAAATACCAAGCTGATCGTAACTGGATGATGTGCATGTTAGGCTTTAATACAGCTTTCAGAGCCGAAGATTTACTTCAACTAAGGGTAATAGACGTAAAAAAAGGATACGTGCATATAAAGGAAAATAAGACCGCTAAGATGCAAAATTTTAAGATGAATAAGAAACTGCATAATGATGTTTTTGATTACATAAATAGAAACAATCTAACAGACTATGATTATTTGTTTCTTGGACAAAAGAAGGTTCAGAACGGTAAGAAATACGTTTATCCTATAACGCGGCAGCGTGCACATAAAATTGTATCTAGAAATGCGAAGGAAGTGGGCATCGATTTTACTTTTGGTATGCACAGTTTAAGAAAAACATTCGGATATCAGTATTATGCCAATGGTGGTAATCTTCTAACACTTATGAAGATGTATAACCACGATGAACCTAATGTGACACTCCTGTATATTTGTTGGGGTAAAGAAGATGCGGAAAATGATAGAGAAGCAGTTTACTTAGGAGGAGTACATAAATGATAGTAAGTGATTTTTGGTTAGGTGTGATCCTAACCATTGCAGCAGAAGCAATAATAATAATCTTAGTTGTTGATTATTTAGGACAAAAAGAAAAGGATGATGAAAATGAATGATTATTTAAAATATCTTCAAGAAAAACGTATCGAGGTGCTAAAAGAAATTAAACCGATATGTTCGGCATTTGGAATAGAAGACTATGATTATATTGTTAGCGATAAAGGACAAACAGAAACGTTAAGAATTGGAACTACAAAAATAGGATGTTCCTGTAATTCTATTTTTGCTGTTAAGCAGGAATTAATAGGTTACTTGTTCATTTGTTATTTTAGGGAAAGACCATTAGGACACTTCAAAACACACGTCTTTAATGAAATTAAGCGTTATTGGATAGGGGATAAAAATGGAAAATAAAGAAATAACATTAGAACAAGCAATAGTTTTTTTAGAAATGAATGCATATGAGGGAAGCAATGCAAAAGCTGTTTTACGTATGGGTGATGTGCATGAGGTATTAAAACCTATAAAGGGATTAATCGATAAATCGGCCAAAATGGAAAGCTATATCAAACAACTGGAGCGGGAAAATAAAAGACTGTTAAAAAGAGAAGAACCTCAAGAGCCATGCATAATTGAGGGAAAAAAGTTTTGTCCTGCATGTGGTGATGAATTGACCGACGTTGATCCAGGCTTGTTTGAATACTGTTTTTATTGCGGAACGAAATTATATTAGATTGGGGTGATAAAGATGAGTAAATCAACAAAAAAAGAGCGTTTATTACATTCTTTAATTGGAATAAAACAATTATTTAATGATCTAGGCGTTGAGGATTTAAAAAATGAAATAGTGCTAAAAGATGGTACAACAGAAACAATAGATTGCTATAAAGAAATCGAGACATTTGTTGTTGATTTTATTAATAATGAAGTTGATGAAGCAACGCCTAAAAATCCAATTTTAGTAACGCATGTGAAGGTAAAAATGACCGCTAAAGAAATGTTTGAGGAATTAGGATTTGAATATAAAAAGTATAACAGAGGATTTGCTTATGAATATGATGATGGTAATAAAATAAAATTCATTCATTTTATAATGGATAGACAAACATATTGCACAAATATATATCATGTTTCAACACAGTTACATAATGCAATAACAGCACAAATGAAAGAACTGGGGTGGATTTGATTGGAAATAAAGAAGCAATTTACAAATGTGAAGTAATGCATGATTTGAAAGCACTGTTTGATAATGCTGGAGATTATTTTGAAGATGAATATGAGCTTGTAAAACAATATATCGAACAGTTGGAACAAGCATTAGATAAAGCGTGTGAAGAATTAGAAACATTTGATATGACATTTAATGATGGTGATTTTATTGATGTAAAAAACAAAGAACAGTGGAAAGAGTGGACTTTACAAAGTAGAAAGTAACACCCTGAAAGTGCGATTTTACGTAAATCAGGGGTACGGTAACTTTTTTTAAAAAAATAATAATGAAAAATCCGCTAAAAGTGTTGATGGCTATAGAGTTTAAACGATTTAGGTTATCTATCAAAAAAATTGACACTCTTAGGGATTATGTAACTTTTTTATAAGAGATTGGAGGAGTGTATTGGTGAAAATTTTGGATGTATGTTGTGGCTCAAAAATGTTTTGGTTTGATAAAGAAAATCCGAATGTTACATACATGGACATACGCAGATATAGTGATATTTTGTGCGATGGAAGAAAATTAGAAGTTAATCCAGATGTAATAGGTGATTTTAGAAATATGAAATTTTCCAATGATGAATTTGACTTAGTTGTATTTGATCCACCGCATTTAATAAAAGCCGGTAAAAATTCATGGTTGGCTAAAAAATATGGATTGCTGGATTTTGCTAGTTGGCAAGATGATTTATCTAGAGGTTTTAATGAATGCATGAGAGTTTTAAAACCGTGCGGTACATTGATTTTTAAATGGAATGAGGAACAAGTTAAACTTAGTGAAGTATTAAAGTGTTTTAATCAAAAACCGTTATTTGGAAATAAGCGTTCTAAAACACACTGGTTGGTATTTGTTAAAAATGAGGTAAAAGAAAATGACGTCTAAACAAATAGCATTCGCATTTTTTCTAATGATGCTTATTGCATTTATTTTGTCGCTCGTTTTGGGAATTAGATATTTATTTAAGGAATGGAGGGGTTGAATGGCTTATTATTTTTATAGATTATTTGAAGTTGATATGAATACTCCGATTGGAAAAAAATTAATTACTGATGATGTAATAACCAGTGATAATAGAGAAACAGCAAAACAGTTAATTATTAATAAACATGGTAATCACCCTTTTAGAAAAACAAAAACGATGATATCAGGGGAACGTTATTACTATCTATCAGACAGCAATGAATACTGGTATAAATATCATCACGAAGAATATAAAATGAAATGTGATATATGCGGAAAAGTATTTACGGTAATCGGAGGAAAAAAATTGTATAATCACCAAAATAAATATGGAAGTTATTGTTCTTCCGCATGCCGTGATGAATTAATGAATAAAATACGCTCTAATGATCCATGGATTGATGAAAATGATCATTTAGGTATCCCTAAAGATAATGAAAATAATTTAGCTGGATATATTTACAGGATAACAAATAAACATACGCTTAAAAGCTATATAGGTAAAACAATAAAACCGCCACTATTTCGATGGTGGCAGCATCTAAAAGTAAGTAACAAATTTGAACAGTATAATCTAAGCGACTTGGTTTTTGAAGTTTTAGAAATTGTAATTTTTGATGAAAAATCAGATGGTAAAAAATATTCGTCAAAAAATGATAAATTGGCACATAGAGAAATGTTTTACATAACACATAATCAGACTGCTGATGAAGGATTAAATAAAATGATTGAAACATCTAAAATTGAAACACAGCTTAGTTTAAAACTTGAAGAATGCGAGAGGTGAAAGTGATGGAATTTAACACAAACCAAATTAATATAATGCTTGATGCCCTGGAACATTACGGGAACGGTCCTCAGGTCGATATGGCCATAGAGGAAATGAGCGAACTTACAAAGGAGCTGCTTAAAGACCGCAGAGGTAAAGAGAATAGAAGTGATATAGCTATGGAAATGGCAGATGTCTACATAATGCTTGAACAGCTTAAATTTATTTTCGGTATCGATGAAACTGAACTAAAGGTCAATGCTGAATTAAAGATACAGAGATTAAAAAACAGGATCGGTGGTAATGATGGAGACTAAAGTTAGACAAAGCAATTACATAACAATTTTAGGATGGATGGTCTCAGATCTAAAGTTAAGAGGCAACGCACTGCTTACTTATGCGATTATTTACGGTTTTTCTCAAAATGGTGACGATTCGTATACTGGAAGTCGTCAATATCTTGCTGAATGGACTAATTCTACAGTCCAAAATGTATCAAGATGCTTAAAAAAACTATTGGAAGATGGACTTATAATAAAAAAAGAAAATGTTATAAATGGAGTAAAATTTTGTGAATATAAGGCTGTTGTTCCTGAGTTGCTACCAGTAACAAAATGTTCCGGGGGTAGTAACAAAATGTTCCCTAATAATATAGAATATAATACTAGTAATATATATAGTGCAAAATTTGATAAAAATGATGCATTTAAAAGATTCTGGAGTGTATATCCAAGACATACAAACAAGAAAAAAGCATTTGATGTTTTTGTTAAAAAATGTACCGATGAAACTGTACTGCAAAAGATGTTAAGCGCAGTTGTTGATTATAAAGAGACAGAACAGTGGCAGAATGAAAGATTTATACCTCACGCTTCCACATGGCTTAACGGCGAAAGATGGGAAGATGAAATCAGTACAGTTTCTAAAAACAATACAAATGATGATAATGGATGGATGAGCGGATATGAATAATTATCAAGATGATCTAATCGGTATGTTTCTTGTTAAACCGCAATTATTGGATTTAACGATTCTAAAACCATCATATTTCGATAAGAAGCATCGCGATATATTTACTGCTATAAAAAAGTCGTATAAGGAAAATAAAACTATTATTTTAGAGGATATCCTAGCAGTAAAGGGAATTGATGTTGATCTTGTTATTGCCTGTTCTACAAGTACCGCAACAACTGCTCTATTTGAACAGTATCAGGATTATGCAGTTAAGGAATACAAGAAAAAAGCTCTATTAGCAACTGCTAAAAAAATGCAGATCGGTGAGATTGATATCGATGAATTTTATAAAGATGTGAACAGTTTTACGTCTTTGGGATCATATTCATCTACTCGACTTACTAAAGAACTGCTTAAAGGCTCGATTACAAAGCATAAGAACAATATCAAGTTTACCAGATTTACAATTTTGGAAAAGAAACTCAATTTAAAAGAAAATGACTTTGTTATTCTTGCCGGTGCTACCGGTGTAGGTAAATCAGGTATAGCTATAAATCTATTAGATGACCTGTCTCGCAATTATCCTTGTGTATATTTCAATTTCGAAATGGTAGAAGAGGAGCTGTATCAAAGACTTATTTCTATCAATTCAAAATTAAATCAAAAAATGCTTGAGCAGTATGAGACACTGCCACAAAAAAATATGAATGTTGTTAATGATGCAATTGATGATATTTCAAAAAGACATATTGACATTATAAATCATTCATCAACATTGGATAAATTAAGATCGTTCATTATGAGCTATAAAAGCGATAAGCATTTTATAGTGTTTGTGGACCATGTAGGGCTTATTGGTGTACGGGCTAAGAACAGTTATGAAAAAATGACAGAAGTAGCCAAGGAGCTAAGAAAAATGAGCTTGGATAACAACTGTACGATTATTGGACTTTGTCAATTAAACAGAGAAGCAACTAAAAATGCAAAACAACCTAATTTATCAATGTTAAGAGATTCGGGTGAGCTTGAACAAAGTGCAAGCAAGGTTATATTTGTCTGGAGGAACGAAAAAGACTGCGCAGAAGATTATTATCTAGTTATTGAGAAAAACAGAAGCGGTCCTAAATCAATCATTCCAATAGGCTACAATAAAGAAAATCAAATTGCTTATGAATTAAGCAATAAGAGAGATTTAAGGACATAGGAGGATTTAGAAATTTAACAAAAACTATTTTAATAAAAAAATCTCTCTAATCGCTTATGTAGCAAGGGATTAGAGAGAAAATATAAATGCAATATAACATCTTGGATATATTGCGTCATTTAAGAGGAGGAAACATGGGTAAAATTATTGAATATGAAACACCTGAAAATTGTTCTGATTGTAAATTTTATAGAGAAATTAATGATAATCAATATGGAATTTGTGAGTATTTTGAAAAGATATTAAAAAAAGAACATGGTTGCTTTGTTGGTTGGGATGGTATTAACAAATGTGATGGATGTGAGGAAAATAATGAAACTGATTAAATTAGCAAGACGCAAAGGAAAAACAACAAGACTTATCAATAAGGCACATAATCAACCAATTTATATCATCTGTTCAAACAAAGAACGTGCTTATGAAATAAGTGAAGTGGCTAGCAGGATGAATAAAAATATTTTATTCCCAATCTGCCTAGATGAACTTATTAGTTATGGAAACAAGGGAAATCATGTTAAACAGTATTTGATTGATGATCTCGATGATATAGTGCAAACACTTATTTATAGATATTTAATTAAGCCGCTAATATCTAAAGGTGAAATCTTAGAAGTAACAGCAACTAAAACGGATTTAGCAGATTTAATAGGTGCAACGTATGAAGAATGATAGTTTAAGTGATAAGGTACTGTCTGATTATATTAAAAGATATGAAACGGCTATTAATCACGTATTTAAAGATTATCCAAAGCAGCCAAGTATATACAGCCATGAAAGGCAGAAGTACAGTGGACTGGACATAAATACATATATCTATATTGCAGATAATTATGAAACATTAAAGGAGAGGCTTAATGGAAGAAAATGAAGTAACAAAAGCAGATATTAAACAGTTTATCAGAGATGTAACATCATGCGGTTATTACAACCGCAAAATCATATCTTTAACTAATCAGTTAGAAGCAATACATGTTCAGCTTGTAGGGGTAAAATCAATAGCGCCGAAAGAGTACCATGTTGAGAATAAAATACCGTTCAGTATGCAGGGAATAAATTCTTTACTCATTGATGAAGAAAAATTAATATTAGAACGTGATAAATATATTCGTAAGATAAATGAGGTAAGAATACTGTTCGATCAGTTGCCTATTAATATTCAAATCATGATGGTAGAACTGTATGTTTGTGGTTACAATCATACAAAGGTAGCTAACCGTTATAACTTTGCTAGACAGTATTTATATAAACTTATTAATAAATCAGTAAAAAAAGTTTTAAAAAAATAAAAGAGGTGACAATGTAACCTACTTTTATGTGTTATTATGATATTGTGGAAGTTTTGAAAGAACGCCATAACAACAGTTAATCAACACTTTACAGGAAGAAACTCGAAAGGGTTTCTTTTATTTTAAACTGTCAATCATGTATGACATTCCTCTCCCTCAAGTCCTGCATGGCTGGCAGTTTAAAATGAGGTGACAGAAAAGATGGATGAGAAACTACTTGAATTTATTAACGAGTGTATAAGGAAAGACGATATGCATGCATTCTATATTCGCAGCATATGGAAGAATAAAAGAAAGCATATTATCGAACGTGATCACTGTGAATGTCAGGAGTGTAAACGAAACGGTAAAGTAACTATCGTCAAACCTAAAGCAAAAGAAAAATCACAGCGGGCATATGTTCATCATATAAAGCATCTGCGTGATTATCCGGAACTTGCATTAGAGGACAGCAATCTGGAAACTTTATGCTTCAGCTGTCACGAGCTGGAACATACAGATGAACGCCATAAATTTGAAACTGGAAAGGATAAATTTGTAAATGAAGAAAGATGGTAATAAGAAAACTGTAACATACTATAGAGGACATGAAGTCTTTGTAGTCGTTCCAAAGAAAAAAAGAAACAGCGAAAATAAAAATACAAAATAATTTTATTTTCTGACCAGGTTGTAAAACAGATACCCCCCGTCAAAAAAATCCGGTCTTTAAACCTGCTACTGGAGAACGGGGAGTGGGGATGACATTTCATAAAAAATTCGCGCGTGTACATGAGGAGGTGATTTTATGCGGATACCGAAAAAAAATCTAACAGCAGAGCAGTCTAGAATTAGAGAAGATTTAGAAAATCAGCTTAAGTACAAAGGGCTTGATGGAAAATATTTTCAGGACCTTGTAGAAGATTATATCTTTCTTCTTGTTAAAAAGGATACTCTTCAGGAAGATATCGATGAAAACGGTGTTAGGATCACAACCTATAATTCTAAAGGACTGCCAATCGAAAAGAAAAATGAAAGTTATGATCTGCTGCTTAAATATAATCAGCAGATGATTAAAATTCTGGAATATCTGGGAATAAAGCCTAGTGAAAATACTATATCAGGAGGAAGTGACGATGAATTGTAGACTTCCTTTTTTTGTTGAAAGATATTTTGATTTTATGGACGATCATTGCGAAAAATTCTGCGAAGATCAATGGGCACTTAGAAAATTGATAATCAGAACTTTTGAAAATGATGATATTTATGTTGATGTAAAACAGGCAGAAAGTTATTTTGGATTATCAAAATATTTTGATTTTGAAAGGATGTTTGAATGGCAGGAGTTTGTTCTAGGGCTGCATTTATGTACATACTGGAGGAATTCAGGGCTTCCAAGGTGGCCCGATGCATTAATATTGATGGGACGTGGAAATGGCAAAGATGGTACGATATCACTTGAATCTCTTTCACTTATCAGTCCATACAATACCGTAAATGAGTATGATGTGGATATCTGTGCAAATAATGAAATGCAGGCAAAACGACCTGCAAAGGATATTGTTACAGCCTTTGAAAGAAACAGAAAGAAGATGCTGCGTTTTTTTCACTGGACTCAGGAGAGTATAAGAGGACTTAAAAGAAATTCTTTTATTCACGGGCATACAAACAACGCTAAAGGGAAGGATGGCCTGCGCTCAGGCTGTGTTATTTTTAATGAGTACCATGCTTATGAAAATTATGACAATATCAATGTTTTTACTACTGGACTTGGTAAAAAGAAACATCCCAGACGTACGATCTACACGACTAATGGAAATGTGGTTGACGGTCCGCTTGATGAACTTATAAAAAAATGTGAAGAAATACTTTATGAAGATAAGCCAGATGATGGACTGCTTCCATTTATATGCCGGCTGAATTCAAAAAACGATGTGCATGATGAACGGAACTGGTATATGGCTAACCCGTCACTCTTTTATATGCCAAATCTATTGAACGAGATAAGAAAAGAATATCGGGAATGGAAAGAAAATCCTGCAAGACTTCCGGATTTTATGACAAAACGAATGAACATAAGAGAGTCCAACAGTGAACTTGCGGTCACAAGCTGGGAGAATCTTGAAAAAACAAATAAGCGATATGACGGAAAACTGCAGGGACGTGAATGTATTGCCGGTATTGACTTTTCAAAAACTACAGACTGGGCTTCAGTCAATCTTCATTTTAAAGAAGAGGATAAACGTATAGATTTAAATAAAGCGTGGATATGCATGAACAATCCAGAAATATCAAGACTTAAATGTCCGTATATGGACTGGGCGGAAAAAGGCCATGTTGAGCTGATTGACGATGTAGAAATCAGACCTAAAATAATTGCTGAATATATCAGAGAAAAAGGGAGAATCTACCGTATCAAAGCCATCTGCCTAGATGACTACAGATATGAAATTTTGCGTGACTGCCTTGAAGAAATTGGATATTCAATTGAAAGAAAAAATATTATTCTTATAAGACCAAGACATATCATGAAGATATATCCGATAATCGACCGATGTTTTGCTAATCAGTATTTTTACTGGGGTGAACAGCCTCATTTAAGATGGGCAACGAATAATACAAAACTCGTTCGCACAAAAAAATCAACGCTTGCCACAGATGGTGAGCTTGATATGGGAAACTTTCTTTTTGGAAAGATCGAACCAAAATCACGAAAGACGGATCCATTCATGGCACTTGTGCATTCGATGTGCGGCGAAGATAAGCTGTCACCTGTATATAAAGTATCAAGAGCACGCAAAAGAGTACGCGTGAGTACCTTTTAGAAAGGGGGTGAATTATGGCATTCAATTTTTTTAAATGGCTTGCAGGCAAAGATACTGCCCCCAAAAAAGCAGATACCAAAGCTGTATGTTTTCAGCTGGCAAGTGAGATTATGGTTAGGGAACTGGCCTTTAATCTTATTTCCAACAAGATAGCAAATGCGGTTTCAAAATGTACCGTAAATGTATATGAAAACAACAGGCGGGTAAAGAATGATGAGTGGTACAGATGGAATATTCAGCCAAACAGGAATCAAAGTGCTACACAGTTCTGGGCAAAACTGATCAATCATCTTTATGAAAATAATGAAGCACTTGTAGTAGTGAACAATGAAGAGCTTTATGTTGCAGATGACTATCAGCTGAATGATGATTCTGCATTTTTCGAACACTATTTTCAGCATGTTACAGTAAACAGTTTTACATATTCCAGAAACCTCAGAATGAGCGAGGTTTTTTATTTTAAGCTGAATTCTAAAAATCTTAGAACTTATCTTGACGGCACTCTTTCTCTTTATGCCGGTCTTATCAATGCGGCGTATTCAAGCTATCTTGTTGCAAACGGCAACAAGGGAATTTTGAAAATAGACCAGTTTGCAGAGCAGGGTGATGAGTTTGAAGATTATTTCAAACAGCTTGTCAATGAGGATTTTAAGACATTCTTCTCAAATGCAAATGCTGTCCTGCCTTTATTTGAGGGGTATGAATATAAGCAGCTGGAGAACAAAGGAACACAGTCTACTACAAGGGATTTCAAAGCGCTGCTTGACGATGTCATATCTCTTACGGCAAATGCGTTCAATGTACCCTCAGCCATAGCCAACGGCGATGTACAGGATACTTCAAAAGCAGTTAATGATTTTCTGACATTCTGCATTGATCCGCTGATAGAGATGTTCAGCGATGAAATGAACAGAAAACTGTTTACAAAAGGACAGATACTGAAAGGCACATATGTAAAATTTGATACAAAAGCAATCAAACATATCGACCTGCTTGATGTTGCTACAGCAATTGATAAGCTCATTTCAAGCGGATTTACTTGTATCAACGATCTTCGTGAGATTTGCGGTTTTGACAGAATCGACGAATCATGGGCAGAACAGTTCTTTATGACCAAGAACTATTCTACAGTCAAAGATCTCATGAAAGCACTGAAAGGAGGTGATGAAGATGAAGAATAATTTTTATCAGTTGACTAATCAGGATGAAAACAATGCTGAATTATATATTTATGGAGATATCACCTCATACAAGTGGTATGAAGATGAGGTGTGCGCCTATGACATGGCAAAAGAACTTGCACAGCTTGGTGAAAAAGACTTATCTGTAAGAATCAATTCCTATGGCGGTGAAGTAGCTCAGGGACTTGCTATTTACAATCTTTTAAAGAATTACAAGGGAACTGTTACAACATTGTGTGACGGCTTTGCATGCAGTGCAGCATCGGTTATCTTTATGGCTGGAACTGAAAGAAAAATGCCACGGTCAAGTCTGCTTATGATCCACAATGCATGGACTTATGCAGCAGGTGATTCAAATGCATTAAGGAAAGCTGCTGATGATATAGAGAAAATCACTCAGCCTTCTGTTGAAATCTATAAATCATGTTCCAGTCTCAGCGAGGAACAGATTAAAGAGATGATGGACCGTGAGGAATGGATAACAGCAGACGAAGCACACAGTTATGGTTTTGCAACTGAAATCGTAGAGGACACAGTCAAACAGTCACTGCACGACGGTATACTAGCAAAACTCGTACTTAAGAATAAAGAACTTGAAAAACAGTTGAACAATACTCAGCCGTTACAGAAAAAAGGCTGGTTTTTTAAATGTCAAAAAACAGAGGAGGAATAGATAAATGACATTAGCAGTTATGAATCAAAAAAGAGCAGAGATTTTAACGAAGATGGTTGAAGCTATGCATAACGAGGACAGTGATGCATACACCAGCTGTTTAAATGAGCTTGCTCAAAATATCGAAGAGAACATTTTAGAAAGAGCTAATGAGTTAGCTGGTAATAATGATGCTCAGATTCTTGCACAGAGAGGAGTAAGACAGCTTACATCATCTGAAAAGAAATATTATGAAAAGCTGGCAGAGGCATTTAGGGCATCGGATACTAAACAGGCATTAACAAATCCTGAACTTGTTATGCCGGAAACAGTTATTAATTCAGTGTTTGAAGATTTAAGAACTCAGCATCCACTGCTTGAAAAAATCAATTTTCAAAATACTATGGGAATGATCAAATTCCTTGTCAACAAAAATGGATATGTTAAAGCGGTATGGGGAAAATTAACAGATAAAATCACTAAGGAGCTGGAAAGTTCTTTCAGTGAAGTTGATATGACATTTTTGAAATTATCTGCTTTTATTCCAGTGTCACAGGCAATGCTTGATTTAGGACCATCATGGCTTGATACATACGTTAGAGAAATCATGTACGATGCATTAGCAAACGGACTTGAAGATGGAATCATCAATTCATTGAGAACAGATCAGGGTCCAATCGGGATGATTGCTAATCTGACATCAGGAAGCGCACAAAGCGGATATGTTCAATATACTGCTAAATCAGCAACCGTTATTAAAGATTTTCAGCCGGCAACATTAGGTGCAGAAATCGCAAAATTAGCAGTTGATGACAACAACAAAACACGAACCATCAGAGATGTAATTTATATCGTAAATCCTGTTGACTATTTTACAAAAGTATTCCCAGCTACAACAGTAATGGGTGGCGATGGCACCTACAGAAATGATGTTCTTCCTTACCCGATGACTATCATTCAGTCACCGGCAGTTGCTTCAGGAAAAGCTGTTCTAGGATTAGGATACAGATATTTTGCGGGTATCGGTATGAGTTCAAAGGACGGTAAACTTGAATTTGATGACAGTTGCCAGTTCCTTGAAGACAACAGGGTATACAAAATCAAATTGTACGGAAACGGTATGCCTATGGATAACAATGCATTCCAGTACCATGATATCAGTCAGTTGAAACCAGCGGTTGTAAAAGTCGAAGTAACTAATACCGATCCAATCACTACAACGGTAGAGGGTACAGTAAAAACTCAGGCGGCAGGATAGAGACTCTGTATGGAAGAGGAACTGTTAGAACTGACAAAGGATTTTCTCGGGCTGGCATGGATTGATGAATCAGCGGAAAAAAAGCTGAAAATCATTATTTCTAACTCCGTAGCTGATCTTGATGAAAAGAGCGGAGTTAATAATATTTATACGGAACCAGGAAAAGCGCAGCGCCTTTTCCTGAACCGTGTAATGTATGAACGTGCAAACGCTCTTGATGATTTCTATGTAAATTACAGAAAAGAAATCATAGCATTTATCAATAAGGCAAAGGTGAGAAAATATGCTGGCAAGCAGGAATAAAGCACAAAATGAGCAGTTTAATGATGGCGTAATAAATGTTTTAGAAGCTGAGGATGGTATCATCAAAAAAAATCTATTTAATGAGATATCTTTTGGAAACAGGACATTCGGAGTCAAAAGATTTATGGATGCAAAAGTATCTGGAAATACGATAGAAAGAATGATATCAGTACCGATGGAGTGTGTAGATGTGTTTGAACGCAGCAATATTATCGAGACAAGAGACTACAGAACAGGAAAGAAAGGACTGTATGAGATTGTTTTAAAACAGCCGAAGTATGACACCGCACCACCGAGCATATATATCACCCTGAAAGGAACAGATATAAAATATGTCGATAAAAGAAATAATCAACAGACTTGAAAATTATACTGTTCAGTGCAGATTCAGTCATTTCAGCAGAGAGGTAGCACCTCCGTTTATGGTATATCTCGTACCTGATAGTGATAATTTCAATGCAGACAATAAAGTTTATTACAGTACTAAAAATGTTCAACTGGAATTATACACAAGGGAAAATACTCTTGTGGAGGAAGAAAAACTGGAATCATACTTCGATAACTGCGGTATCATCTGGAATAAATCATCACAGTCATGGCTCGATGAAGAAAAGGTAATGATGACAGTCTATAGTCTATATGGCTAAAAAAATCAAAGTCAGTCAGCTTGAAAAAGCAATCATGAACTGTCTTGAGACATACAGTGATGAAGTGACCACCGCAGCAAAAAGTGCTGTAGATGAAATTTCCGATGAGGCATTGAAAATAGTTAAGGATCATGCTCCAACTGATAAAAGAAAAATCAAGAGAAAAGGAAAATATAAACGCTCATTAAAAACACGTACAATGTATGAAAGTGTTACTGAAAAGAAAAATGTTATATATGCCAGTGGTGACGAATATCGGCTTACTCATCTGCTAGAAAACGGTCATGCACTGACAAAGGGCGGAAGAACTGCCCCGCAGCCGCACTTCAAATACGGCGATGATTATATAAATAAAGAACTGTTAAAAAGAACAATAAAAAAAATAGGAGGAAAATAGATGTCTGAAGAAAACAAAGTAAGATTTGGACTGTCAAACGTCCATGTAGGTACAGTAACTTTAAGTGATGGTACTCCATCGTTCAGTATCCCAAAAAAATATCCCGGAGCAGTAAACCTTACAATGGATGCAGAAGGTGAAACAAATACATTCTACGCTGATAATACAGCATATTATGTTACTAATACAAATAACGGTTATACTGGAGAGCTGGAAATGGCAGAAGTTCCAGACTGGTTTGAAACGGAATATCTTGGTGCTGTAGCTTCGCAGGAAGGGCTGGTTGTGGAAATTTCAAACCCGGTACAGAAATTAGCATATTTCATGTTCCAGTTTGAAGGAGATAAAAACGCAACAAAATATATTATTTACAATACAACTTTTAGCAGACCTTCGATTGAAGGAAATACAAAAGAGGATACACTTGAGCCAAATACGACTACAATTCCGTTTACATCAGTTCCGCTGGTAACAGAGTTTGGTAATATCGTAAAATCCAGAGTTCCAGTATCTTCAGAAAAATATGCTGCCTTTTTTACAACTGCTCCAACTGTTCCAACGAAAGGAGAATAAAAAGAGATGTATAAAGTAATAAAAATTGAAGATAAACAGATTCCCATGATGTCAAATGGCGGTACTTTAAGAGAGTATCGCCATTTTTTTAAGAGAGATATGCTTACGGACATTCTCAAAATGGAAACAGCATTTAAAAATCAAAAGTTTGATGATATTGAAGTTGCAGAAATTTTAGAAAATATTGCGTGGGTACTTGCTTATAAGGCGAATCCAAAAATCGAACCTGTTTCTGAATGGCTTGAACAGTTTAAAAGTCCATTTGCGGTTATTTCGTCTTATGAAGACATTCAGGAACTTTTAAGCGATTCAAATACTCCAACTGTAAAACCAAAAAAAAACAATCGAATGAAAAAGAAGAACCGGTAACGTTTCAAAAACTGATGATTGCATGCCTGAGAATAGGACTAAGTACATACGACATATATAGAAGTGATGTTGGTGAACTTTTGGATATCATCATCACTTTTAATAATGTAAATGATGCAGATCAATCTGATTCTAGAAAGGTACGTCAGGCAACTCAGCGTGACTTTGACAGATTTTAATGAAAGGAGGAAGTTATGGCCAAAAGTAAATTACAAGGTATTACACTTGAAATCGGCGGTGATACTACCGCACTTTCAAAAGCATTAAAAAAACCAAATACCGAAGCATATGAATTACAGGGAAAACTTAAAGCAGTAAATCAGGCTCTAAAAGTAGATCCTACAAATATCGAATTACTTGCTCAGAAACAAAGGGTACTAGGTGAAGCTGTCGACAAAAATAAAGAAAAACTCAATATGCTAAAAGAAGCACAGCAGCAGTTTATAGACAGTGGCAAGAACATTGACAGTGCTGAATACATAGAGCTGGAAAGACAGATCAAAAATACTGAACAGACTATAAAAAGACTTAGTGAACAGCAAAATGTATTTAGTGAAAAGGTACAGGCTTTTGGAATCAAAGCTGAAAAAATGGGAACTAACCTCGAAAATGCTGGAAAGAAACTAACACCGCTCAGCATAGGTCTTGCCGGTGTCGGTGGTGCAGCTACAAAAGTTGCAATAAATTTCGAAGATGCTATGTCTCAGGCAGCAGGGGCTTTAGATATTCCTGTTGGAAAGATGAATGATTTGCGCGAACTTGCAATTCAGGTAGGACAGGATACTATCTTTTCAGCCAGTGAAGCCGGTCAGGCAATGACAGAACTTGCAAAAGGCGGGTTGAGTGCAGCTGATATAAAAGGCGGAGCGCTGGTTGCTACAATGGATCTTGCAGCATCATCACAAATGGATCTTGCCAATTCAGCGAATGTTGTGGTACAGGCTATGGGGGCTTTTGGATTAACCGCCGAAGATGTATCAGTAGCTGTAAATGCACTTGCTGGTGCTGCGGCAGCCTCATCAACTGACGTTGAGCCGCTTACTCAAGGTCTTGCTCAATGCTCTGCTCAGGCAAACAATGCCGGATGGTCCATTCAGGAAACAACAGCAGTACTTGGAAAATTTGCTGATGCCGGTATTGTAGGTTCAGATGCAGGTACGTCATTAAAGACTATGCTTCAAAGGCTTGCTGCTCCTAGTTCAGACAAAGCGGCAGAAAAGATTGAACAGCTGGGAATCAAAACGAGAGATTCAAGTGGAGAAATGCTAGGAGCTACTGAAATTGCTCAAGAACTTCAAAATAAACTAGGCGGGCTTGATGCAGCAACACGTGATGCTGCACTGCAAACCATTTTCGGCAGTGATGCGATGCGTGCTGCTACCGTTTTAATGAACAGCGGTGCAGAAGGACTTAAAAAATATACTGATGCAACAAATGATCAGGAGGCAGCTTCCAGACTTGCTGATTCTCAAATGAGTGAGTATTCCCGTGCAATCGAGGAAATGAAAGGCTCTATCGAGACGGCTGCAATTGCAATAGGTGGAACACTTGCCCCGATAGTTTCTGATGTTGCAAAAGTTATAACAGAGCTTGTGAACAAATTTTCTGCTTTGTCTCCGGCTACTCAAAAAGTTATAACAGTAGTAGGTTTGATTGTGGCTGCACTCGCACCAGTCCTTATAATTGCCGGAAAAACTGCTCAGGGAATATCGAATATAATCAATCTTGGTACAAAGCTCGGACCGTCGTTTACCAAAGCATCAGGGATAATCAAAAGTGCTTTTGGCAGTATAGGAAAAGCAGTTTCGGGTGCTTTTAGTGCAATAACAGCACATCCTGTAATTGCAGCGATAACAGCAATTATTGCAGTTGTTGTTCTGCTCTATACAAAATGTGAATGGTTTAGAGATGCGGTCAATGGGGTAATAAAATCTGTTGTAAACTTTTTTCAGGGGCTTGTCGACAGTATAGCTCTTTTTTTTACTGAGACAATACCGCAGAAAATAGAAGAATTCGTCGCGTTCTTTCAGTCTATCCCGGAAAGAATTGGAGAGTTTGTTAATGGAATAGTTACCTGGTTCAATGAACTGCCTTATAAAATTGGATTTGCTGTTGGACAGATAGTAGGTCATATCGTTCAGTGGGGAATTAACCTTTCAAACTTTATGACAGTAACAGTTCCTCAATTTATAAACGGCATAGTAACCTGGTTCTCACAGCTACCCGGAAAAATATGGGAATGGCTTGTAAATGCATGGAATAACGTAATTCAATGGGGAACTAATACATACAACAGTGCCGTTGAGTGGATAAGTAAGACAGTAGACGGTATAATCAACTATTTCAGTCAGCTTCCAGAAAAAATGTGGAACTGGTTGTCGAATGCAGCAAATAAAATTGTTCAATGGGGACTGGAACTTTGGAACAAAGGAAAAGACGCCGCAGGAAAACTTGTCAGTGCAGTAGTTGAAGGTGTTAGTTCACTTCCTGGTAAAATGCTTGATATCGGAAAAAATATTGTTGAGGGAATCTGGAATGGAATAACAGGAATGGGAAACTGGCTCAAGGATAAGATATTTAGTTTTGCAGATGGCTTTTTGGGCGGTCTTATGAGTGCATTTGGAATACATTCACCGTCTAGACTTATGCGAGATCTTATCGGTAAAAACCTTGCTGCCGGTATCGGTGTTGGTATTGAAGAAAACAGCGAACTTGCATTAAAGCCTCTTAGTCAGCTGCAGAGAGAAATGACATCGTCATTTACACCAGATGTTAATGCAACAGTATCAAGGGCTCTATCTATGGATAGTAAGGCAGTAATAGAAATCCATAATACTGTTCCACTTGATGGTAAGCCAATCTATCAGAATATTGAACGCAGGATGACAAAGGTACAGCATTCTAAACTGGTATTTAAGGGGGTATAGATATGTACTATATTTCACTGGATGATGTTACATCAGTTCAGATGGGACTTGCTGTAACAAAACGACCGGAGTTTCCAGCTCCGGTTAAAAACTACAAAGAATACAGTATTCCGGGCAGAAACGGGAAACTTTATGAAGACATGGGCACATATGAAGATATACAGTTTGAAATCGAAATGAACTATATATCTTCTGAATACCAGTGGGGTATTAAATGGCACGAGGTTAAAAGATGGCTGTTTAAAAGCGGACATAAAAGACTATCGTTCAGTGACTGCCCTGATATTTACTACCGTATAAAAAGAATAGAACTCAGTTCAAATGAACGCAGAGTGATAGAGAGCGGAGAGTTTACAGTTACCGTCACATGCGATGTATATGCTTATCTTAAGACTGGTTTAAAAGAATACGATATAGAGGATATTCTTTTAAACCGCCATGACGAAGCCGAACCTGTATATATCTTAAAAGGTGAAGGAACATGTATTTTAAATGTTAACGGGAATGAGTGTAAATGCAATGTCGGTCAAAATCTTACAATAGATACTGTTTTAAAGGTATCATACCGGGAAGACGGCACTTTACAAAACAGTGCTATCAATGCTGATTATGATGCTCTTATGCTTGTAGAAGGAAAAAACAGTATTACAATAACAGAAGGATTTGAGCTTAAAATAATACCAAACTGGAGGTACTTATAATGATACAGGTTTACAGCCCTGAAAATGAAAACTATGATATGAATGGTGATGCGGTCATTGAAGCAGAAAGCTGCGAAATTGAGTTTGAGATGAACAGTGCATGGGAGCTTGAACTAACTGCACCATCTGAAAAAAATAAAGAGATACTCGTATATGAAGCAGTGATAAAAGTACCTACACCATATGGAAAACAGCTTTACCGTATCTATAATGTGCAGAAAGATGATGACAGTATTACAGCATCTGCAAGACCTGTATTCATGGATGCAAAAGATGAAGTAATGGTGTGGGATACAAGACCGACAAAGGCTGATGGGCAGGGAGCTATGGATTCTATATTCGATCCTGAGGGGAAGTATCATGGCCATTCAGATATAAAACTAGTTTCAACTGCATACTGGCAGCAGAAAAATGCTGTTGAATGTCTAATGAGTGATGACGAGAACTCATTTCTTAACAGATGGGGAGGGGAAATTTATTTTGATAATTTTGATATCTACATAAACGAAAGAATTGGAAGCGATAATGGTCTGCGTGCTGAGTTTGGTTTCAATCTTACCGGTGTAGAAGAGAAAGTAGATATGAGCGAAGTAGTTACGATGATATTTCCTAAAGCGTACAACGGATATATGCTTCCAGATAATGAAAGCATAAACAGTCCACTCCTAAATAACTATCAGAAAAAATACAAACGGATAATTGAATATCCTGATATTAAATTATCTGCCGATGTTCAGGAAGGTGATGAGTTAAATGGTGTTACGGTATGCGATACACTGGAAGAACTATATTCAGCACTGAGAGAAAGAGCTGCAGAAGAGTATGAAGCAGGCATTGACCTTCCGAAGATTGCCTACAATGTTAGTATGATAGATCTCTCAAGAACTGATGAATATAAAGAGTATATTGGACTATTGAAAGTGGTATTGGGTGATAACGTTCATGTGAAACATCGAAAACTTGGTGTCGTTACGAATGCAAGAGTGATTAAAATGACCTATGACTGTATAACCGAAAAAGTAGAAAGTCTGACGCTGGGAGATTATGAATCAAGCTATATTAATGATACAACGTCCATTATTTCTTCTGTTACAAATGCGATAAGTCCCGGAGGTACAGTTATAGCAGAAAAGATAAAAGGTGTAATAGATTTGCTTAATACATCACTAAGAGCGCAGAAAGACATTGCAAAAAAGCAGGATGTAAGAGCAATTCTGTTCGAGGACTTAGATGAAGAAAGCTCAACTTTTGGTGCACTCTGCATAGGGACTCAGGGAATTCAAATATCAAAAAAGAGAAACGAGACTGATACTGACTGGAAATGGGGAACGGCTATAAACTTTGAAAGTATAGTTGCTGACTACATAATTACTGGTATTCTAAGTGACAGGAAGGGCAACAGTTACTGGGATATGGATAGAGGAGAGCTTGTAACAAGATATATGAAAGCAACTGACGCTGAGTTTTCAGGTACCGTAAAAGGTTCTAAAATCGAAGGCGGAGAAATAAACGGAAGCAGTATATCTACAAATAAGGATATTACGATAGGAAGAAATATATATTTTGCCGGCAACGGTGATTATGCCGCAATAATGGGTGGAAATACAGTGCTTAGATTTTTATCTTCAAATCCTCCTACTACTTCTGTAGACGGAACTAATATTCAGCTGTTGGCTTCAAATCATATTTTCCTTAGTGGTTCGAGTATTTCTTCATCAGTTCCAATAAATGTCGGATCCGACATACGTTTAAAGAAAAATATCGATGATATAGATATATCCGCCCTTGTTGATGAAATAAAAATAAAAAGCTTTGATTATATAGGAAAAAGAAATAATGTTGTTGGTGTAATCGCAGATGATTTGAAAGACAGCAGATTTGCTGAGTACCTGATTACAAAAGATAAGGATGGTTATTTGTCTGTAGATTATAATGCATTAGCAATGGCGTGCATTCAGAAGGTACAGAAACTTGATAAAAAAATAGAACTTTTAGAATCGGAATTAGTAAAAATGAGAAGTTTGGAGGTGGATAATCTTGGAAATAAAGATAAAAAGAAAGGAAGCCACGATAAGCAGTGACACTATAGAAATACCGGCACAGGGCAGTGCAAATATTCCAGTTGTTTTGGAAAATGATTCATCGTACAGCAACTATATAAAAGAAGTCCACTGTGGATATTATTTAAATGGAGTATACTGCAAGATTATACTGCCAATAGAAAACGAAAAATATCTAATACCGCTTGAAGCCTTCGAATCCAGTGGTCCATTATATCTTGCAGTTGCACTTGTGAATGTCAAAGAAATAATAAAAACCAATCAGATTAATTTTGAAGTAAGAGCTGCTCCAAACGGAAAAGTGATACTGCCTACAGAAAACGAATGGCATATCCTTGTCAAAAATTATATGGACAGTTTGTTTGAGAATGATTTTGGAGACCGATTTGATGAGATAGGTACAAATCTTGAGGAACTGGCAGCAGAGGCAGAAAAACAGCAGAATAAGGCGGCTGAACAACAGACTGCTTTAGATAATAAGCTCAATGAATTATCTTCGCTGGAAGAAACTGTAAGCAGGAATGAAACAGTTCGTCAAAAAAATGAGACGAAGAGGCAAAATGATACTGCTAATGCAGTAAAAAAATGCAATGATACAGTTGATGAAATAAATACCAAACTTGAAAACGGTGATTTTATCGGTGCGGTTGGTGCAACCCCTAAAATTTCTATTGGAAATGTAACGACCGGCAATCCCGGTATAACAATACACGGAACACCTGAAGCTCCCGTATTGGATTTTACGATGCCGAGTGCCGGTGATCTAAGCTATGCAACTGATGCAGATATTGATGAAATGATTGTTGAAGTTTTTGGTTAGGAGGCACATATGATCAATTATATTGATATTTTTTTAAAAGCTGATCATTCTACTGTAACTGCACGAAAGGTTGCGAACCAGTATGATAATGAAGTTACTGTCATTCGATTTTTAAATGATGATTTATTTAAAAATGATTATAAACATGATCTTAAAATTGCATATAAGGGCAAGACAATAAAAGAGGTTCCGTTACATGGAAACTCTTTTATTATAACTGAGGACCTGACTGCTAATGCTGGGGTATATACATGCACCATGATTGTCAGAGACAGTAAAGGACGAAGACGGGTAATGAATCCGTTTAAACTGGAAATAAATCAGGCTATGTTTACTAAGGATATCGAAGAACTCCCTGTTGATCCGAATTTAGAATTTTTATATGACAAGATGCTTAATGCAGTAGAAGATTTGGAGAAAAGAGTAAATAACGGGGAGTTCGATGGTTTTAGTCCAGTTGTTGACGTAGTTGAGGATAATGTTGAAACTTACAAATTAAAAGTAACCGACAGATACAAAGAAATTATAACTCCAAATTTGAGACCAAGCTATAACTTCGCAAATGATGAAGATATAGACAATATTATAGAAAATATTCGAGGAGGAAGATAAAAAAATGAGTAAAATTATTACAACTGATAATCTGCTTGATTTCGGTCAGCAGTTAGCCGCTAAAGAAGATTTACTGCTTAACGGCAAAGTTGATAAGGTAGATGGGAAACAGCTGTCTACAAATGATTATACAACTGCCGAAAAGAATAAATTAGCTTCTCTTAATAATTATACACATCCAACCGGCGATGGGAATATGCATGTTCCAGCGACTGGAGCAACAAATAACGGGAAAGTTTTAAAAGCTGGTGCTGCCGCTGGCTCTATTGCCTGGGGGAATGTAACAAAAAGCGAAGTGGGACTTGGTAATGTAGACAATACAAGCGATTTAAACAAACCTGTTTCTACTGCTACACAAAACGCTTTAGATGCTAAAGCTAACAAAACACATCAACATGGAAATGCGGATATTACGGATATTGATGCAGGAAAAATTAAAAGTGGTGTTATTGATATCGAAAGAATACCAAAAGGGGCATTGGAACGATGTATAGTTGTTGCTGATGATACCGCACGTAAAGCCTTAACCACTGCAACAGTTCAAGTCGGTGATACTGTTAAGGTCACTGCTACGGGTCTGATGTATTTCGTTGTAGACGATACAAAATTATCTACCGATGAGGGATATGAGGTTTATACTGCTGGTGCTGCTACAAGTGTGCCTTGGAGCGGTGTTACAGGGAAACCGAGTACATTTCCACCAAGTACACATACGCATGATGACCGTTATTACACAGAAGCCGAAATGAATACCAAGCTGGCAGCTAAAGTTGATGTAGTCAGCGGCAAAGGGCTTAGTACAAACGATTATACTACGGCTGAAAAAAATAAATTAGCATCTCTTAATAACTATACTCACCCATCCTATACAAGCCGTGCAAGCGGATTATATAAGATTGTTGTAGATGCAACGGGACATATCAGCCAGGCTGCTGCGGTTACCAAAACAGATATTACGGCTTTAGGTATTCCCGCACAAGATACAACTTACAGTTTAGCCAGTTCTACTGCAAATGGTTTAATGAGTAAAGAAGATAAAATAAAATTAGATGGTATGAGTTACGCTACAGATTCGGATATCGATGATATCATTACAGAGATTTTCGGGTAGGTGAACAATATGGACGATAAAATTATAAGTACGCTAAAATTAAAACGCGCTTTAAATTCACTAAAATCTAAATTTATAGCAACGAATGGCGGTACATTAACTGGAAATTTAACTTTTAACAATAACTTATCATTACTTCAAAAGAAAAATAACGGTAATACTGTAAGACTTTTAAAGCTGGATAATTCAAATATTCTAAACATCGGTGATACAGGATGTCAAATAAACTTTAGTTCATCTGATAGGCCAAGAATAAACGTTGGACAAAACCCGTACGAGTTAGCATATATTAGTGATATTCCAACTAAACAAAAGATTATGGATATGATTTATCGTGTTGGGGCTATATATATGAGCGTCGATTCTACTTCACCAGCCTCATTATTTGGCGGTACATGGGAAGCATGGGGTAAAGACCGTGTACCAATTGGTGTTGGGAGCGATAGTGATTTTAATACCGTTGAAAAAACGGGTGGAAGTAAAGAATGTGAACTTAGGGCATTGATAGGTGCAGTTGGAGGGAATGTTAATACCATAGGCTATGACAGTGAACCCGTTGTATCGGGCTACGGTTCTTATGATATGGTGCTGGATGCTAGTGCAGGGGCTAAACCACAAGGAGCAAGCAATACTACCAGGGTTGTTAAAAGTGATGGTAAATCACCTACAACAGTACAGCCATATATAACCTGTTATATGTGGAAACGTGTTTCTTAAAGGAGAGCAAATATGAGAGTTTTTAATGAAGATAAAACACAGGAATTAAAAGAATATGAT